TGCGACCACCAACTCCCCACTTCGCCATCTGACTGGCGCACTGGCTAATCGCTTTGGTTTCGGTGTTAATCACATGGTCTATTTTGTTGAGGCGAGACATGGCATTAATGCCGAGGCGAACTACTGTTCTGAAAACCTCGTATACCTCAATTTCAAATTCGGGCTTAATCCAGGCCGCGTAGCGAATAGCCAGAAGTTCAACGCCCCATGCCCCACTTTGATCACCACCTTTTATTACCCTAAGCGGTTGATTTTGTTCCGAAGCACTTTTTAGTGCTTTGGATTTGAGGGCTTTTACGAAACGTTTGATCTGGGCGCTGCGGAGAAAGACGCTGGGTCTTTGTGACTCGGTGGCTTCGCCGTTGGCTACTGCCGCGGCATGAAGATCGTTGAGACTGTATCGCCCTTCGTTATCGACACGAACGGATACGCCGTTTACAGATACGGTTGGATAGTGCATGAGGTTTACCTATAGAAAGTGAGCCTGTCACACAGAGATAGCCGCCCCAGAGTACAACTAACTCTCAGGCTCGCTTTCTGTAGGCTCTAGGATTATAACGTGCGCGTGTGAAGCGCGTTGGGTTTATTGCAGGTATAAAAAAGCCCCGCAGGTGCGAGGCTGTTTGTGTTGTTCTTAAGTTGATTAATGCGGCCCGTTCCGTTGCGCGTCGATCGCCAGCATCTGTTCTGCCCAGTCCATGACTTCGTCGTATTTTTCCTGAGTCGGCACTCTGGCTTTCTCTTTCTGCGGAAATTTAGCGTTCATGGCGGCGCGGAAGCTGGTCATTGTCATGTTCCAGGTGTCTGACTCGCTCATGCCGAGGTGAGCAACAGCGGTGTAGACGAATGACCGTACATCGAATTTGTCGCTGTATTCGCCTTTTTTTCCTTCTAATTCTTCCGGTGGCTGGTCGCCCATTACGCCATGAAGCATCAGGTGGCGGGCAAGCTGGATAACATCCTCGATCGGAATGGCTCCCGGCTTAAACAGCAGCCGTCCTGCCGCGTTCACCGAGTACGAACCAATCACCTCTGCAACGTCATCCTCCGAGCAATGGCGAACTATGCTGGCAGCCGACGCCGCCATTTCAGCAAAGCATCGAGCGTTGACAGCCTTCAGGGTCTGGATATCAGTGATGCGGTGTTTCGGATAATGCCCGGCATGAACCTTAACGAAAGCATCAACAATCTGTTCCGGTGAGCCAATACGCGACATAGCGAGGAATGACGGATTGAGAAATATCTCTTTGCTACCGGCCCGAATGACAGCCTGGCCGATATCGGTTATTGCTTTCATGGAGCATCCCAAAGAAAAAGGGGCTTCCGCCCCTCATGCTTACTCTGCGTTGACGATAACCGTCGCCGCGCCTGACGTCAGACTACCAGCGGTGGTCGAAGTGATCTGACAGGTATAAGTCCCGGCATCATCTTCTGTAACGCTCGCTTTGGTGTAAGTGGAAGACGTGGCGCCGCTGATATCTTCGCCATCATGCTTCCACTGATAAGTCAGCGCCGAGCCATCAGAAACCGTTGCGGATACTGACAGATTCAGCGCATCACCAACGGTCAACGTACGATTCTGCGGTTGGGCTGTGATAGTAATGACCGCACCAACGTCGCGCACGTCCACACTACCAGCACTGGATGCCTCAATAGACCAGGTGGCGACATCGTCGTGCGGCGCTTCATCGCCCCATGACGTCACCATGAACGGCCCTTCGGTGATATCGTTAGGGGAGATGATTTTTAACCACACATACGGCTGGTTGCTGGTCTCTGCCGGCGGGTTGTAAACGTGACGCTTCAGCGCGTTCTGTGCGTATACATCCTCTTTGCGGGTAACGCCGTCACCAGAGAATGAAATGTTCTTGTAGGTAACGAGGTTTTCCTGAGTAAATGCAGCGCTCATGTCGCCTGTTGCGTCTGCGGTTTCCCACTCAGCATTTACGGTTTTGCCGCGCATCATGCCTAAACGATTGTATGCGCTGGCGGCTGGTTGTACTTCCGGGCAACCAATCGCGTAATAAACGACGACATCGCGCCCGGTGAATGCACCTGATTCGCATCCGGCCATAATTAATTATCTCCGTGTTATCGGGAAATGATGGTTTGAAAGGAAATATCGAAGAGGTAACGACCTTCTTCTGTTTGGATGGCGGTGATGCCGCCGATTGGCTGCATCGAGATGATGCACTCAGTTTTGTAGTCGTCGATCATCGCCTGGCGGATAGCGTCGGCGCGGTCTTCAACCTGGTTAATATTGCTGTCGTTCTGACCTGACAGGAGGAGGATTCTGAAATAATCGCGGGTTATCGCTTCTTCTGGCTTGCCGCCGCCGTTCTGCTGGATAACAAGGTATCTTTCCCCCTCTGTATTCTCCAGCTCGTTCCAGAAACGCTTCTGAACACGATAACCAACATCAAAGCCATGCGACTGCAACCACGCTCTCAGCGCGTCATACACTTCGCTACGTGTCATACTTTGTACCCTTGCTTGATGATGGCCTTTATCTCGTTGAGACCGTCACGCTCAAAGCCTTTAGTCAGGAATTCTGGTTCAGCGTCCGGGTCCCAATAGTTACCTTTTCCTGTGCCGCCACCGAATTCTTTTCCAGCGCGAGTTTTGCCGAAGTGTTCACGCGGCTGGCCTTTTAGCTTCCCGGACATACCATGAACGGCGGCAGCGTATGCAGCCGTGTACCCGACCTTTCCCTGCATTCCTCCTGGCATTGGCTCAAGTTTTCTGTACTGGCTGTTGATGAGTGTGGAGGTATCAATGGGGGTGAGTAACGCCGCATGGTTGGCCCCGGCGTTCATGACTTCATAAAGAACCTTCTCCGTTCGGATGCCAGCGATATCACTCAGCACCTTGCGGGTGTTCATCTGAACACGCTTGATACCTTTAACGGGCATACCACCACCTGATTATTTGAATAAATGCAGCGCAGCAAGAAAAACCCAGGGCAAAACAAGCTAATCCAAGCGAGAACATAAACCACCTCACGTCATAACCTTATAAATCCGGTTCTTCTTCGAAGAAACTCATATCCCATTCGGTTACCGCTTTGATGACATTGGCACCAGCCTTCAGCGGATCGGCCTGCGCCGTTGTGTCACCTCTTGCGATGTACCAGTCGCGCTTCGGCATGGTTGCATCGACGCCGTTACGCTTAAGCTCCGTGAAGAAAATCAGGTTCGTGGTGAACTCTTTCCCGCTGGCATCTACAGCAACTTCATTGTTCGCCGTCCAGGTGCAGTCAATCAGGTAGGGAGTTCCGTTTGTCCAGGTGCTGTTCCAGTCGTCGTAGACGCGCGGGTAGATTGTCGCAATGTTGGTGTAACTCCAGCGCGCTGTTTCAGACATTGCCATCCTCCCACCGGATCACCTCCGGGTTCTCCGCTGCAACCTTCCGGCACAACAGATACCAGTCACCGTTGCTTTTGACATAGCCGGTAACGCGCTTACCACTGTCGGTCATCACCCAGACTTTGACGAACGGCTCAGGCAATCGCTGCTTAACCGATACCCATGCCATTACTTAGCCCCATTACACATACAACCACCTTTGCCAATCCAGATGCCAGCAAATGCGGTATTTGTCGGATCTGGAGGAATGAGGTCATTAGCGCAGCCGTGTTTGTCAGCGCCACGCAACAATGCCAGCGCCCCTTTCCAGCGGTCTGGAAACGACTGATACCGGAATGAACGCGATGCACCATTGGGTGCGGTCTGGGAGCTGATATACTTATCGCCTTGCCCCAGCCCCATCAATGCAAGCAAATACATCTGGATTGCCAGCGCCTTTGATGCCGGGTAATGCGCATCGAGGCATTCCTGAATACTGTTAACATCGTCCACTAACGCCTGAAGCATGAAGTCAGGAAGATTTATTCCCTGGATCTGCAAATACTCTTTGGCCTTCTCCAGCGTTACCATAGCTATTCCAGCCCTGATAATTTATTGAGTTGAAGGTCGCAAAGCGCGCGAAGATGCTTGAGGAGAATCAATCGTTCCACGCTCGACGAGTCTTTAACCAGTTCGGCGGTGCTAGATATCGCCAGACTGATCTCGTTGGCGACGCTCAACGATGAAATCTCAGCAAACTGCGTGTACGGCAATGGTTGCTTCATATCTTCTGGGATCATGTTATGCACCTTATTAGCCCCGCCGAAGCGGGGCATAAAAAAAACCGCCTTAGCGGCGGCGGTTATTCAGCAGGGAACAGTTTTTCGAGTTCACCATCAGGCAACAATTCACCGAGCTTTTCAGCCCCGAGATTGCCTTTAAACTCGATACCCAGCTCCGTCAGGCGCGCTGCGATAATCTCTTTTCGGGATTTCACATCCGTGCCAGCCTCTGGCGTCGCCGGTGTTAATGCCGCATCAGAGAGTTTCATAACATGAGGCTTTAGCGCAGGATGCAGTTTCTCAATTTCAACCACATCACCGACGTTCACTCCATGCCACGCCCTGGTTACCTGGTATTTAGCCATGCTGTTCTCCTTATGCCAGATTCGCGCCGTACAGCACGCCAGAACGACCTTCGTCATCACGTTTAATCTGTAAGCCCTCAGCGCTCATAATCTGGAAATTAAAATTCGACTGAGGCATAGGACGCGGCAGCGGCACAACACCAACGGCCATGCCAACCAGCGGGGAGATCACATCTTTGCGGCGCTCATAAGCCAGGAACTCGTTACCGTTCAGCGCATAAGTCTGGCGGATGTCTTTCACCGGGATGAACTTGCGAATAGCATCCAGCACAGAACCGCTGATGATCGCGTTTGTACCGTCACCCACCTCAATAGTGTATGGCTTGGAGAGGTTCGCCATGATTTCAGGAGACAGCCACAAAACGTCATAGGCCGTAACCTGGTTGGCACGGGCAGTCACACCAAATGCACCGGTCGGGCCAAAGAAGGCCAGCGCCTGTGCCGGGGTTGCAGTTGTCAGGTCGATGTTAGCGCCACCAGCGCCAGAGCCAAGGTTGATTTTGGCGGTGTTGCGGTGGTTTCGAAGTCCCTGCGCCGGGTAGTTCTGAACCTGAATGGTCGGATTACCATCCAGATAACCAGTCACGCGACGTTTATGGAACTTCCGAGTTTTTGCTGTCTGCGAATCCAGCACCAGATCAATACCGACGGTGTTCAGTCCTGCTGCAAGACGCCAGTTAACACCGAAGCCAGCGGTATAAATCGGAACCGGGTCACCATCGCTACCGTAATCAGTGTGGTCAAAGGAATACGGCGCCTGACCATCAAGACTCACAGAGACATCATCAGCAATATCGCCAATCGTGTTGTAAAGTTTGGCAGTCTTACCGATCGGCAGAACGGTTTGCACAGCCATCAGGTCGTTGACAATTTCCATGCCGATCACCTGATCGCGAGACTGGACGATTTCGCGGTCAATTTCAGCCCAGAATTCACGACCCAGCCCATCACCTGCCAGCGCATTGGCCGCCAGCGTTTCTGCATCCATCGCGCCACGGTACTGGTTAACCATGATGTTATGCGCGGTATCCCAGATGTTGCGCTGCGCCCACAGAGAGTTCCAGTGAAGTGGGAGTTGGTGGTCGC